GTTTGAATTAATCCTCCGTTATCTTTTCTATCGTGATACAATCCACCTGGTAACCAATGCCCTACAAATAAGAAAATAAAATCTTCTTCAATTTGGTCTAATAATTCCAATCCACCTGTTTTATGATAATCACATCCTTCAAACAAAACTTCAATTGGTTTGGTTAACTTATGTTCAGCTAAAATTTGCTGAGTATCTTTATGCTTTTCATGATAAATGGTATCCGCAATTCCTCTTCTAGAATGTTCGGAAGTTGTAATAATCAAATCCATTCTGTTACAACCATCAATCCAATCTTTTGCTACTAAGTTAGTTTCAATACCAGCGGTTATACCGATATTAAATTTACCCATTCTTTGGAATTCATTTGGAACGGTTACTTGTACATAGATATCAATTTCTCTATCTACGGATGAAACTGTGTTAGAGTTAATCCATTTATGAAATTCATTTTCTGGATTTAATTGGTCCATCGGGCAATTTCCCCACTTTGTTGATACTACTTTAATATCATATAAATTTAAATCTTTAAAAGATTTTAAAAGGTCTCTACTATGGTCTCCGTAACCACTTCGTGTGGATACAGGAGCCTGAAAAACTAATAATGGTTTTTGTGTCATAACTTTATTTTCCTGTTGAACCGAATCCGCCTTCGCCTCTTTCGGTGTTAGATAATTCATTTACTTCGTTAAATTCAACTGTTGGATGTGGGATAATCATAATCTGACAAACTCTATCACCAACTTTATAATTTTCTCTTTCTACATTATCTATTCCTTGTATTTTATTAAATGTAGCCTGTAATTCTCCTCTATACCCGCTATCAATCACACCAACTGAATTACTTAATTGTAAATTTGTTTTTCTGATAGAAGAACGAGGAAATACTAATCCTACAAATCCTTCAGGTATTTCTAATGCAATACCTAATCCATATGTGATTGAACCTAATGTTTCACCTATAACCGATGTTGCAACTAAATCCATTCCTGCATCTCCACTCTTTGCATAAGATGGGATAGTTGCATTCGGATGTATCTTTTTAATCTTTACTTTCATAATATCTTCTTCTTACTTTTGCACCCAATTCTTCATTGTTTGGTGTATCTAAAATTGTTCTTTCATCTATTGTTATTAGGTTTCTACTACTACCCATATAACATTCTCTACATAATTGTCCAGCTCCTTCAACATATCCAATTCTGAAATCTATATGTGTAGTTTTTAATGTAGTAGTTTCTACTCCACATTGAATACAAGTTTCAAATATATCGAATTCATCTTTTGGAAATAATTCTAATTGCTTTCCCATATTATTCTTTTATTTTAAATAAATCAAATCTTTTTCTAGGTTTCCATTTTTCAAATGCTCCTTCCATTCCTTCTATCAATGTATCACACATTCTTTGAGCGTGGTATCCATTTGGCCCTTTGAAGAATTCATGTCCGATTAATCCTCTTTTCTTTCTCTCCTCCTTTGGAATATGATACCAATATCTCATTGCATCTGCTAAATCCTGAATATCAATCTTATCATCAATAATATATGGAGTAGGTACTGAACCAGTCATTGTTTGTGCTTTAGCCCATAATGGTTTAACCCATTCTCCGAATGTTACTTTATCTTGTGAATCTCTCCAATTGTGAAGTGAACCAATTTTAACATAATCTTCAGCGGTTACTAATTCTCCACTATCTTTCCAACGGAATCCACATTGGTCTTGCAATCCACCCGTTGTTAATACGATGATTGGTGTACCAGCCATTACAGCCTCAGCAGTTCCTAATCCAAATCCTTCGTTACCACATATATTTATTGATACATCTGATACATTTAAAACTTGATTAAGTTGTTCTGTGTTTAATTTACCCGTTGAAAATTTAATATTACAATCCGGTGCCAATCGTTGAATAACCGCAGGTAAATCTGTTCCGTTTTCATCTACCGGCTGAGTATGCATTAGTAATAATACTTTATCTTTTTGCTCAGCAGTTAATGTATCACAGAAAACTTTATATGCCCAAATAACATCAGATGGTTGCTTTCTGCGAATATTTCTATTTGACCAATGGAATACAAAATCATATTCTTTTCCTTCAAACAATTGTTTAGTGAAAGTCTTATCAATTTGAGATTCTTCTAATGGTCTGTATAAATTAGATACACCATGCGGCACATATGATACTTGCCAATCTTCTCTAGGAACCCAGGTTTTATTGTTTTCTAATTTCCCAACTCTTTTGGTAATACCATAAGTTTGCTTAGAAATACACCCAATCCAATCACAACTTTCGTAATAATCTCTATTATAATGTGGGTCTGGTAAATCATCCCAAATGTGATAGAAAAATATTGGTGTAGTTTGTCTGATTTCATGTTCGATATCATATAACCAAATCCAATATCTAGGGTCGGTAAAGTGTAGGATAGCATCTGGATTATGCTTATCTATTAATTGTTTAACAATATTGTAATCACCATATCCACTATAAGGATAAATTGTTACATTACCCTCTGTTAAACCCGCAACTTTTCTCGCATCCTCCGATACATCAACTATTTTTCCCTGCTCAGGATGATTAATTGCTGCACCAACTTGAATCCAATCGTATTTGTGTAAACTACCTAATACTAATTCTTTTGACATAGTAGCTATTCCACTATGCATTCTTAAATCATCTGATAAAAGTAAGATTGTCTTTCTTTTGTTCGCCATAACTTATTAATAATCTCTTTTTAAAATTGTGAACCTGATATTTGTAATTCTCCGAATGAGTCTATCTTTTGTTTAAAGATTGGGTCTTCTACATAAAGGGTAAGTGAGCGGTTAACTAATTTTTGTAAACTCATCTTATCATCTAATGTAGTTCTCTTAAATGAAGAATACAAATCTCTAAGGATTTTTACACTTGTTAATTTTACGTCCATATCGTTTTGTATTTGTATATATAGATATATATATGTATTTTTAATAAAACGATAAGTTTTTTAAATATTTTTTTAATCTTTATAAAGTGGACAGAGTTTTCTTTCTTTAAACTCACACCAATTACAAGATGTTCCTTTTTTAGTTGGGTAATCTATATCTCTATAGTTTCCTGCTTCATCAAAAACGGTATTCACAAACTCCATAAATCCATTCCATGCTTTATTTACAGATGGTTTACCACTTGCTGGCACATGCTTTGATATGCGAGGAATAGGATAATCTGCATCCTCTTTAACCTTTCTTTTTAGTATATGGAATTCTACTTTAACTTTATCTTCACTTATGTTATACTTTTCAGCATAGAATTTTTTGTAGATAAGAATCTGTGCGTTTTTAATTGGGTCTGATTTCTGATATTTACTCCAACCTGCAGTTGATGTTTTGAAATCTATAATTGTAACTGATTTGTCCCATGTATCTCTAACAATAACATCGACAAATCCTATGAAGTTTACATTCTCTTTAATCTGCATATTAAGTGGTAACTCAATAGCAACTAATTCAAATCCTTTCTTATTAAAAAAACTTCCTAATTTAGTTTTGAAGTAATGAATTATCTTTCTACCATCTCCGTAGAATTCTTCCAATTCTTCTTTTGTACAAGGAAACTCTCCTTCTTCTAATTTTTCTTTTTCTTTATTAAAGTTTTCAACTAATCTTTTTCCCAACAATCCATCTAAATCTAAAGCCATTGCCGCGGTTTTAGTGGTGTTATACATTATATCTAAAAAATGTTGTAGAGTTTCGTGCATAGCAGTACCAAATATCAAATGTATATTAGCATTTGATACCGATAACTTATCTATATAATTTAATTTGTATTGTTGTGGACAAGTTGACCACATTGAATATTGCGAAAACGAAACTCTTCCCATAAATTATTTTTTACCTTTTTTTACTTTTTCTGTTTTTGGAACTTTCTCTTTTCCTTTGTATCCATACTTTTCTTTCAAGTACTTCTTATACTCCTCTCCTTCTTTAATACAGGTCAGTATATGGTAATAATCTATAGCAGTTGATTTTGAACAAGAGTATTCTTGTTGTAATAATTGAACAATTGATTCATCAGATGTTTCCTCTGATTTGCCTTTGATATATCTAAAATAATATCTACCGGATGGTATCAACCCAATAAGTAATTTATAGAATATTTCAGGCTCCATTGTTTGTGTTAAGGGTTGGACCTGTGCAATCAAATCTACGAAATCATAATTCATTGAAAGAAATCTATGAATCATATAATTACTCCAAGTCTTCTTATCTTCTTCTGATAAATCTTTGAAGTAATCAGGTTTTTGGTCTTTTGATATTGCGTTTAAATGGTCAAATAATGTTTTAGCCATTAGCCTTTGATATAAGTGTTATAAAATTTTTGTTTAAATTGTTCATACCCAATTCTACAATTTTCCAACCAGTCTTCAGTTCCTCCATCATCACTTACCCATTTGTAAGAAGTGATAGGTATTTTGAACTCTCTGCAAACTCGAGTGATTGAGTACAATTCCATCTCAAAGATACTACAATTATTTAATAATTCCAACTTTTGAGGAGGGAAAGATTTAATTTTATCCTTTGTTATGAATGTTTCGGTTGTGAAGCATTTAACTCCCATATCCATCACAGGAAAAGAACCACCATCTTCTTCAAAAGGTGTAACTGAATACCTAACAAATGGTTCGGCATCCATATCACCATTGAATACTTCTTTTACAGTTACTAATGTTCCCTTTTCTAATTGGAATGAACCACAGCTTCCAAAATTACATACAAATTTAGGTTTATATTGTTGGATAGCCATAGCAGTTTTATATCCTGCATTTATCTTACCAACTCCAGTATGAATTATCGGCGAACCAAACAGAGTAGTTTCTCCATTTGATTCATCCGGCAATGCACATATGAATAATACTTCCATATTAAATTTCTAATGAACTTTTAGTAACTACAGGCTCTTCAGGTGTAGCAGGTGTTTCTGTTTGAGGAGTTTGTCTTCTTAATTCAGCCGGTAATAACTCATCCATTGGTTTTCCACAATTACCACACAATAATACATCGACAGGTAATACAGCATCTTTAGCAGTATTTGCTACGAATCTTGAAATCTTCTTCATCATTACTGCCTGAATAAAGTAAGGATAGTTACAATGAGGACAATTCATGTCTTGTGCTTGAGATAAATCCACTCTAGGCTGTTGTGGTACTCCTGGTTGGTTTCCTAAAATTTGTGCCATTTTGT